TGTCCATAAAGAGGTTTCTGAGCTTAAAGCTCAGGCCAATAGATGGAAGGGCGCGTTCTGGGTCGTGGTTGCTGTTGGCGGTATCGTAGGTACAGTGTCTCATTTATTTATTGGTTGGATAAAATGACAATATCAAGAACTTCGAGGGGGAGCCAAATGAAAGGAAATAGAATTAAAAAGGTCAAGAAAATGAAGGGTGGCGGCAATATGCTTGAGAACCTTTCTCCAGCTTACAGCTTGATGAAGGGCAAAGGCCTGCCACATGATCTTATCACTGGCGGAGGGGTTCTGGGCGCCCTTTCAAAGGCCATGGACAAAAAGAAATCGGGTTCTGCTGATCCAGCTTCTGCACAGCCACAAGCTGGCGCTGGAATGGCGGCCAATCAAATGCAGGGCATGACCCCAATGTACAAGGGTGGAGCCGTTAAAAAGAGCCGTGACGGCATTGCACAGCGTGGTAAGACCCGTGGCAAATACTGCTAAAAGAAACTACAAAGGCGAATATAAAAACTATCAGTCAACGACTGAGCAGAAGAAGCGCCGCGCTAGTCGAAACACTGCAAGAAATAGAATGCTTGCCGCCGGTAAGGTCAAGAAGGGTGATGGTAAAGACGTGGCTCATAAAAATGGAAATCCGCGTGACAACAGAGCATCCAACTTAAAAGTGGTTTCAGCCGCTAAGAATAGGTCATATAGGCGCACAAGCACTGCTAAAAAGGTTAACAAGAGAGCGTAATGGCAAAGAAGGTGGAGAATGTTCGTATCAAGCGGAAACGGATTCGCCGTCCCGGTCAGCACAAGAAAAATGTCAATAAGCGAAACAAACAAAAAGACTTCTTCGGTTAGGGTGCATTGTAAACGCTGTGAGCGGTGCGGAGAAAAGCTAAACACTGTATTTGTCCACGGTCACGAACAATGCGTGTCTTGTGGACAAGTTATTTATGACTGCTGTCAAGGAGAAGTATCATGCGAGCAGCAAAAATGATGTGCGGCGGACGCAAAAAGCCCATAGCCCTCAAGGGCGGTGGAAATCCTGTGGCTAAAACATTATCAAGCCCAGCGCTGAAGCCAAAGGTTTTTAAGCCAAAGAAGGGCAAGGGCGCGTATACAAGGAAGGGCAAGTCCCTTCCTATGTCTTCTGGTGGGTCTTCTAATTTAAGAACAGGCTCTAAAAGAAATGATGAGTTACAGTTAACAAAATCTGGAATGCAAACCCAGTTTCTTGATTCTCTTGCCTCAGCCTCACCATCAGAGGCTAGAGAGGAGAGAATGGCTAGAAGAAGAAGAGTCAAATCGGATCAAAAAGGATTGGCTGGTGACTCCGCGAAAACACCAGCAGCACCCTTAAAGGGGGAGCAAACAAAAGACGCAAAACGTTTAATTGATATAAAGCGCCGCCAGAAAACAGAATCTGCTGTAAGAAAGAAAAAAAGCGAAATCTCTCGCAAGGGCAGAGCTGGGGGTGGTAAGTCTGTACTGGGCGGAATAACAGGAATGCCAGCCGGTCCATCCAACCCTCGTAGAAAATTAAAAATGCTGAAGTCTGGGGGTCAAACAAAGTCAAAGGTAAATGAGGCCGGAAATTACACCAAGCCATCTATGAGAAAGAATTTATTTAACAAGATCAAAGCTGGCGGAAAGGGCGGAAAGCCCGGTCAGTGGAGCGCCCGAAAGGCTCAAATGTTAGCCAAGCAGTATAAGGACGCCGGTGGCGGTTACCGTGATTGAGTTTTTGCTTGTTGTTTATATGGGGAAAGGCATCATAGATCAAACTCAAAAATTTGCAGATATAGATAGGTGTTTATACTTTGCAGAAAGGCTTTCTACACAAAGGTCAATTCAAATAGAAGGGAGATCAGTCAAAATAACGGCAATCTGTAAACCAGTGCCGAAATAGGAAACGACATGATCGCAGAAACATTAGCGGGTATAGCGCTATTTAAAAGTGCTGTTAGTGGAATAAAAAGTGCAATAGGAACCGCTAATGATATTGGAGAGATAGCGGGCTATATAGATAAGCTGTTCGAGGGCGAAAAGCAGGTACAGCAAGAAAGAGGCAAAAAGTCCGGGATGACACTGGGTGATCAGTTTGGCGTAAAGTCGGTAGCGACTGAGATGATAAACGCCAAGATTGCACAGGAGCAAATGCAAGAGATAGCGTCTATGGTTGACATGCGCTTTGGACCCGGCACTTGGCGTGGTATAGTAGACGAAAGAGCCAAAAGAATACAAGAGGCTAAGGAAGCTGAGGCAGCAAGAAGAAAAGCCGAAAGGCTGCGCCACCAAGAAATGATTGAAAACGCAAAAATTGGAATTGCTATATTTGGTTTGGTTGTCGTTGTTATAGGTCTTTTTATCGCTGTTATGGCGGTAGGTAGGTAAAGAGTGTTATAATGCCTTTGAAAAGTTCGCAAAAAAGTTTGAAGTCTTGGACTAAACAGAAATGGAGAACGAAGAGTGGCAAGCCCTCCACACAGGGGCCAAAAGCAACCGGAGAACGTTATCTACCGGCATCGGCTATTAAAGCCCTCTCACCAAAGGAGTATGCGGCCACCACGCGCGCTAAAAGAAAAGGAACTAAAGCTGGTAAGCAGTTCGTCAGCCAGCCTAAAAAAATACGAGCTAAAGTGAAGCCGCACAGGAAGGTCAAGTAATGGCTGTAATAACACCAGATTTACCGGAAATATTTGAAGAGGCGTTTGAGCGCGCTGGCCTTCAGATGAGAACCGGTTACGACCTAAAGACTGCGCGGAGAAGTTTAAATCTATTAACATTGGAGTGGCAGAACCGTGGCCTCAATCTCTGGACTATCGACTCTGGGACACAAGCTCTCACAGCTGGCACAGCAACTTATTCAATGCCTGCGGACACTATTGACCTCATTGAGCATCAAATTAGAACAGGCTCTGGAGTCAATCAAATCGACACTGCGTTGGAGCGTATCAGCGTTTCAAGCTATGCTCAGCAAAGCGTTAAAAACACTCAAGGGCGCCCTTCTCAAATCTATGTTGACCGTCAAGCAACTGCTGTCAACATTACTCTCTGGCCTGTGCCGGATTCTTCTTCGTATACTTTATCGTTTTACCGCCTTCGTGGAATCAATGGAATCTCGTCTGGGATAGGGACCACAGCGGATGTGCCGCCACGGTTTATACCGTGCCTAGCGGCTGGTTTGGCTTACTACATTGCAATGAAGAAGCCTGAAGTGGCGGCGCGTGTGGCACCGCTTAAACAAGAGTATGAGTTTCAGTTTGAATTGGCAGCAGCCGAAGACACTGATTCGTCATCAATCAAGTTCGTGCCATATGACACGTTTTACCTAGGAGGTTAATATGCCTATCAAGATTACAGAGCTGGACGAGAAAACTGGAAAGCCAAAACAAAAAATGCCTTTGCCAAAGCCAAAGCCTCGTCATGCCAATCCTAAGCACCCAATGAACACGGAGCGCACAGGTCCTTTGCGTAAAGCGGCTGGCGGGTCCATGAAGATCAAATCAGGAGACACCCTGTCTCAGATTGCTAAGTCAAAAGGCATCAGCCTAAAAGCGCTACTAGCGGCCAATCCAAGCATTAAAAACGCCAATCGCATTCGCGTTGGTCAAAGCATCAAGATTCCGGGCGCAACTGCCGGTGCTGGTGCTAAGTCAAGCAATCCATATGCTGGCATGACAAAGACCCAGATGAACATGATGGATGTCAAGAATAAAGATACTCGAAAGCAGCAAGCGGTTACTCGCGGTATGCAGGCTCAGGGTAAAATGGGCGGTCAGCAAACCCCAACCAAGACTAGCAAAAATCCACAGTTAGATGAGTTGCGTTCACGCCTTAAGCGCGCCGGAGAGGCAAAAAGGAAAACAATGAAAGCCGCACCTAAAAAATCCGCCCCAAGCATGAGTGGTATGCGCGATGATGATGTTGCCGCATATAAAGGCGGAGCCATGAAGAAAAAAGTACAGGGGTACAAATCTGGTGGAATGTGCCGTGGTGGCGGAGCCGCAACTAAAGGTCGGCGCTATGGGCGTAGTGGCTAATGTCAATTGCTAGAGGGAAATATGCTTACGGCATCTGCGATAAAACGGGGTTCAGGTACAAGCTGAATGAACTCGTTTCGGAGGTGCGTAATGGCATTAAGACTGGTCTGCGTGTCGGCAAAGATGTTGCTGACCCAGACCACCCTCAGAACTTTATTGGCAGGGTAAAGATTAACGACCCTCAGTCTATTATGAATGCGCGCCCTGATCGGGTTGAGCCTCAAGCTATTTCTCTTCTTGGGAACAATCCGTTTAGAACGGGTGCGCCGGGATCAAGCTCTGTTACTGTAACAGAAACAAACCATGGCAGAGAGACCGGTGATATTGTGAGGTTTAGGGGAACTGAAGCATTTGACGGTATAGCTAAGGCCGATATTGAAAATGCTGTTGGATATTCAATAACCAAGGTTGACGCGAACACATACACTGTAACGGTTTCTGGAGCGGCGTCTGTCGGGAACAAAAATGGCGGTGGGGCATTGTCTAGTGCTGGCCCCGTAACGCCGTCAGCATGAGGGTATAATGGCTTATACATACGCAGAGCTAAAACAGGCCATACAAGACTTTACAGAGAACGATGAAACTGGTTTTGTCGCCAATCTTCCTGTATTTATAAAAAATGCCGAAGACCGAATTTTGGTCAATGTAGATTTGGAGAATTTCCGCAAGAACGCAACATCTTCGCTTAGCCCTAATGATGAGTACCTATCAACACCGTCAGACTTTCTGGCGCCTTTTTCAATGTTCATTACGACATCTGGTAGTGAAGGGTTTCTTTTAGAAAAGGACGTTAACTTCATTCGTGAGTCCTA